ATACAACTCACGAATATGTTTTTCTAGATTTCTCTTATCGATACCAGTTGCGGTGTTACTAGGAATTCCTTCCATAAATGATTTACGAAACTGTTCGATAAAGTCATAGATGGTATTGTCAATGTCAGCGTAAGCCAATAACTGCTGAATATTCTGAACTGGGTTTGCACGATACCTTGTGATTGTACCAGACGCACCAGAGGTTGAACCTGTAACAGTCTCACCAGTTTCAAACAACTGTTGGGATGAGATAAACAATCTAGGGGTATCATCCGAAAGGTCTTCAACAAGAACAGTTGCAGTAGCATAAGATATACTGCCGGTGATTGTTTCACCTTCAATAAACTTACCTGTCGATCCCGAACCTGATTCTGTAACAACCAGTGTTCCATCTTCACTTAGAAGATTTGTTGATGTTTCCAATTCCAAAAGAATATTATCGATATTGACTTCTAGTCGCAGCTCACCCGCTTCTAGAAATTCGTAATATGATCTTAGGAAACGAGAAAATTGTGGATGGTCTTCAGCAATGAAGTCAGGAAGTTGTCCATCAATCTGGGTACTGAGTTTATTCTCTAGTTCTGGGGTCCAGTTTAAATCAAATGGTGGCATGATTAATAACTCGACGGCGTTACATAATTAGTTGTTGCCACAAATGCCGAAGTACCCCCACCACCACTATTTACTGCAATGGTATCTTGTCCTCCTGTAATGATGGTATTGATTATATCAATTTCGATGATTTGATTTCTCTTACCTACAATATCATTGGACGCTGGTATTGCAGTTAACCTTATTGCTCTTGATGCATTGTCATCAACATTAGATACTGAAGTTATATAAATTGGATTAACTGAAACTAGGCCAGTTGCATAGTCTACAGTTCCGGCAGCCGAACTATGATAGGTTCGCACCCCAGAAACCAAATAGTATATACGAAGGTTGCCCGCACCATCATCGTCAAAGAACATCTCGTTTGTATTGTCTTGTATGTAGAAACCTGTTGATGCAATGATACCACCCCCAGATGCGTTGTGTCCAGAGTGTGGATTGAAAAGTGAGTTTCCAAATTGAATTGTGAAAGAAAATGAACCAGATGTGTTTGGTGTATAAAAACTACCCAGAGTCACCGTTGTGACATTACTCAATATTGAATTATCAGTATTATCAACCAAAGAAGTAAACTGTGAATGCCTAAAAATTGAATTAAATACTTTGAGGTAATCAGTATTGTATGTTGAAATTGTATTAGATACAAGTGTCTCTATAGACTCTTTAGAACTTGTTGTTGCATTACTGTCGTATTGAAAATTACAATTGAGAATAAGAAATAGATTTTCTGGGTCAACAACCACAGGAGTAATTGATGCAACAGTGTATGGAGCCAAGTCTTTTACCAACTGTGCCTTCTGAATCTCATTTAGATTTAGACCTGTCGTTGACTTAACACTAATGAAAACCTTACCATAATCTGCAACATCAGATATACCAGTAACCGCATTAAATGAACCATCCTCACCACCCCAAACAGAAACCGCCTGAGTGTTTGCAAACAACTGTTTAACATATGTCTTGTAATCTTCTGTGGTAACACATCGACCCTGTGATGCATAATCAAGTGGTGCGTTATACTTGACAGACTCAATTGATTCTGGTTCTGACCCACCAGCAGAATTAGAAACGGTTCTAACATTTACACTATTAACCGTATCAATTGCAGCCGAACTACTAAAGACTGATGCACCATTTGCAGCACCTTTGTTGGTAACAACATAATTCATTATGATGATGTTACCATCCTCTACTGCATTGCCTAGAATACCATCACCAAAGTATATTTCAAACTTACCGTCTTCTACCTCTTGCAGAAAATATACATTGGATGTTGAAGTCAATCCTGCAATATCTGTTGCTCTCGTATATGTAGCACTTCCAGTATCCGTTGCAGAATTTTGAACTTTGATTGTAAGAGTTGTTGTATCTGCTCTATCATCATTAATAACAAATCTCTGTTCAACATTCTGGGTGTCAGCAGTATATCTAGTTGCAACAAAACTACCCTCAGCTATTGTTACATTATTGAATTGAATAGAAGACCCACTATTGGATGCAGTAACACTTTGTGTGGTTACAAACTGATAAGATGTATCCCCCACACTAGATGTGAAAACTGTACCCGCAGGCATTGTTGCACTTGCAAGAGATGTATTCAAAAATACATCAACGACTGCCTTTGCTGCTGTGGATGAACGAGTAGTATATCCCAAAGTCTTCGCATGTGAAACCACACTTGACCTCAACTGAGATGAGTCAAGGAACATCTCGTTTGCAAGCATGTTCGCATTGAAACCAAGATAGTGAGTATTGTATGCAAGAACATCAAGGAGCGCACTAAGACCCGAACCTTCGAAGTCATAGTCCTTGAACTCTGATTGATTTCGCATGAAGACTTTTAGGTTATCTTTAACCTCATCAAAGCCAAATTCTGTTACACTGAGTCTTTTTCTAGTCGCTGCCATTATCGTAATCTCTCTAATAGAACTTCCATATTCACAAGTTCTGTTGGGGCGTTAACAACATAAAACTCAATAGTAACATTATATGCATTGTTGTCAAGATTAGGTTGAGCTCGAACTCCAACGAGTCTAGCCCTTGGTTCAAAGTTCTCAATCACCTCTTCGATCTTCATAGTTAGAACATATGCAGTGATTGGCGTCATAGGTTCAAATAGAATATCTCTTACACCAGAACCAATCTCTGGGTGAAAGGGTTTCTCATAGAAGTTGGTTAGGATAAGATTTCTTACAGATCGCTTGACTGCCGTAAAATTAATTACCTTATTAACATCACCCGTTCCCGTCTTTGGTCCAAAGAATAAATCAATATCAGAATACAATTGAGCTGCACGGCTTTCACCTTGATATGTAGCGTCAGTATATGCATCTTTAGCACCCATGTGTATTCCTCTTTAGTATTATTTATACACTCTCTGATGTGTTTTGTTTCATCATAAACTTATTATTAGACTTCCAAACGTTCTTTGCACTTACACGAATGAATCGTTTGTTGGTTTCATTTGTATTTGGGTTAGGAATAGTCACTATAACATTCTTACCGTTGTTAAATGCATCAAGCTGATTTCTCATTCTCGCAAAATCGTTATTCATATAATTTCTACGAACTGCCTTAGTAGTGGACTTACAAACATTATTACGTTCACCCTTTGATGTTTGTGTCGCCCTTGATGTTTTCTTTCCCATAATATAACTCCTCTATATGTGTTTGTATTTATAATGACTATCCGGCGGTGTTATTACCCTAACCTACCATTATACTGCTCAACCAAGGTGCGGCATTTGCAGATTTACCACCCGCTCCCCAATATGTTGCCCCACTACCCCCCAGAGGACCAGATTGTGAAATATCAACATGCATACCCACATCATTCATATAACCAGACCCGGCACCAATTGATAATGCTCCTGCATTCTTAGCTGCCTTTGCAAAACTAGATGCAAGGGCAACATCCTTTACCATCGACAAACGGCGACCATCTTTATATAACCATATGTCAGCAGCAAATCCATCATCATGTCTTTTGGAACCAACTGTACCTGTACTTGCATTTTGTCCACCTGAAAATACAACAACATTAATACCAGTTGCTGCAGCGGCGGATATTAAAATAGATTCGAGTGCAGGTACAAGTCTTAGTTTGCGTGTTGCGGCAGAGTTTCTATATGTTAATAAACCTGTCGCTGGGACAAAATCTGGCACAGGTTTAATATCGGGATTATAATTGTCTAGAACACCAGCATGACTTCTGTGGGAAAATCCTGCATCCCCAGAAAAGTTTTTACTTGAACCCGGCAATATAGCTTTTATTAATTCGCCATTAACATTAGATAATGTTTGTGCATCATTTTCAGATGCAACTTTAATTGCTCCAGTATCTAATGTTGGCGGAATAGCAGAAACATCATAAGATTTTAACTTCTCTCCAATCGCAAGAACACTTGCTTCAATTTCTGGATTTTGATTTGACACGGATGGGGTTTCAGATTCCGCATTTACTGCGGCCTGTGTTACTGCAACAGGTTCCATAGTCGCAGGAACTTTACTGCCCGATTCCTTTTCAAGATTTGGGATAACTGCACAAAGATTACCACCACCCGACAGAGCTTCAGTTGCTTTTGTAATAAGACTTTCTAATTCTAAACCTGCTGATTTTATATCGTCTCCAAATTCTGTTTTGATTTTTGCAAGAGCAGAAAAGAATGATGGGCTGCCGGGAGTCTGAGAAAGGAGGCTTGTAATTTCTGCTTGCAAGTTTAGTTTGGGTAGAGTTGGTATCTCAATAGTTTGTAGTTTATCCACCAACCCATCAAGTTCATTCTTCGTTGCTCCAAACGCCGCAGCTGCCGTTGATGCCGCTTCGTCAATTGATGCCAGTATCTCAGCCTTTGCATCATCCAACTTTGACAGAACACTATTCAGTTCTGGACTTGCACCGCATAAATTAGCGTTTGCGAAATCAACCATTATTAACCCCCCGCAAATACATCAGAACTGCCAGCAGCTACAGAAGTGCATCCACTAATCGCATCACCAATTCTACCAGCACCCATATTATTTACAAAGACAGTTGTTGATCCTGTAGCAATTGGTGCGGCATGTGATGGACAAGGAACACCGGGTAATAGATGTGATGTATTGTTATCACCCTGTCTGCTCCATGCAATATTATTTACGAACACGGTTGGTGATCCCACTGCTCTTGATGGTGTTGAGCAATGGGGAATATCTGCATCACCTATTCTAGTTGCTGCTGGCATTTGATCTCTCCTTTGTCATAAGCAATTGCAATCTATAATTCCAAAGTGCAATTTCCCTATGTTCATCCTCCGTGTGACCATCATTAACAGTATGGTGAACATTCGACGGTTCGTGAT